CTATTTCTTGTAGGTACCTATGATTATGACAGAGTATTTGTGTATTTCCTTTTAAGCAACCTGAGTCTCTTAAATCAGATAATTGTGGTTTATGATTAGGACGTTTTTCTATTTCTCTACTCAATTGTGATAACACAACAACTGGTATGTTGAATCTTCGAGCCATGCGTTTTATACCATTTGAGATTTCTGTAAGTTCAGCATTGCGATTACTTCCACTAAAGGAAGCTTGCATTAGTTGAATATAATCTATAAATATAATATCGTATTTATCTTCGTTAGATTTGTTTGAGATGTCATTTATTATATCAATTAATTTGTAGCTATTATCATTAATGTTTATTCTTAGATTATAGAGTACATTCGATGATTCAACTATTTTTGGAAAGTCGGTATCAGAAAAGCTTCCAGTTCTTAATTTATACAGTGGTATTTTTGATATATTAGAGAACATACGCAAAAGAATTTCATTTCTATTCATTTCAAGTGAATAGATACCGATATTATATCCATTGATTGCCATATTCAAAGCGATGTTTACAAGTAACATGCTTTTACAGTTCCCAGGTCGTGCAGCAATTGTGTTATATGTTCCATTTAGATAACCAAGTACTAATTTGTCGTATTCAGATAAACCAGTCATTATGCCTTTTGTAAAACCATTCTCTTTTATATTTACGATTTCCTTAAAGAATCCGGATATTAAATCTTTTATTTTTGTTACTTGTATTTCTTTTGGACCAACTAATTTTTGAGTTTCCTCTAAAAGTAATGATACGTTTTCAAAACTAAAGTCGGAATCATAGATACATGAATTAATTTTTGCAGACATGATAACGATTTTTCGTCTTAGATAATCCTCCACCACAAAGTTCGCATAATATTCTACGTTTGCAGATGTAGGGACACTATCCATCATTTCATCAAGATAGGATACATCACCGACTTTTTCTAGTTCTCCCTTTTTGTCAAGTTCTCTAGTAAGAGTAACTAGGTCTATTGAAATGTCAGAGATGTACATATTACGCATAGTATCGAATATTTTTGAATGTGCTTCCTTGTAGAACATATCGCTAGTCGGAATTATTTTAAGAACTTTAGATATAGTAAGTTTATTTTCGTCTGGTAATAACATTGCACCGAGTACAGCACGTTCAGCATCAATATTTTGTGGAGGAGTTCTTTTAATATCTAATGACATATTTTCCTTCTAATAAAAAAGTTATTTAATTATATTATTGTCTGTTCCATATACTTCATATAGACGAACAAACCGTTTAACTTCGGAGTTCTGTATACGTTTCATTTTGTGTGACGATATAACTTTTCCCTTATTTACGCAAGGTAAATTATATGCAGGAAAATTAATTACCCTTAAATGTCCATTACGCGCCCATCCTCTAACTGAAGTGATAGATACGTTTAATAATTCTGCTACTTCATTAAATGTTAAGTAATTTTTACTATTAAGTTCTGCATGTCGTTCAATTGTAATTTGTGTTGTTGGTTGTTTTTTTTTCATTATTAGCTCCTTTTGTTTATTTAACGATACGTATTGCGTATTGTGTTACAATACACCATGTATTATAGCACAGTATGTTATTGTTGTCAATGGTTATTTATTATTATATATTGTTTTTTTAATCTTTTTTATATAATTATATTGACATTGAATTATTTTAGAATTATATTGACATTGAATTATTTTAGAATTATATTATTAATGAGTTACATTATTAATGAGAAGGAAGTGATCTATTTATGAGTAATAGAAATGAAAAACAAAGTGTTACTGCTAAACAAAATGTTACTGCTAAACAAAACAGTGCTTATGAGTTTTACGCGAATCTTGATTATGATATGCTGCATAGTGATAAAATTAAGATTATTATGGAAAAGTATAGTGTAGCTTTTAGAACTGCTTATAAATGGGCTAGTGATAATGATTGGATAGAGCGTTTAAAAAAGAAATATGATTATTCAGTGGAATTATTATCAAGACCAATTGATGAACAACTTGAATTTGAAGTTCAAAATATACGTCATGTATATTTTGGAGCAATTGAAGAATTTAAGAAACAAGTTAGAGAGGGTAAAATTTATATTAAAGATTTTAAGGAATTTAATGATTGTGTAAATGCGTATGCAAAAATAGCGAATATAATGAATATAAAAGAAACTGGAAAAAATAATAAAGGAGTAGTTATAAATGTCATTACAGGTATACCAAGACCTACCGGGGAACTTGAAGGAAAAACCATCGTCATCGAAGGAGATAAACCTATCCTCGAAGTACATACCGACAGAGAAGCAATCACTAGCACATAGTGCAAGAGAACGCTATTTATTGTATGGGGGAGCTCTAGGCGGTGGCAAAAGTGTTTTTCTTTGTACCGAAGGTATACAATTATCTTTAGATTATCCTGGAAATGTTGGTTTTTTAGGTCGTTGGGAATCTACAACTTTCAATCGAACGACATTGGTGACGTTATTAACATTTCTTCCGGAAGGGTTAATTTATAAACATTCTACTTATGAGCATTACATCAGTTTAATTAATGGATCGCTTATTTATTATGGAGGATTAAAACCGACTCAGAAATCGGCACCTATAGATAAGTTTAAGTCAATGAATTTGGGTTGGTTCGCTTTAGATGAGTGTACTGAGATACCAGATGAGGATATATTCTTGATATTATCTTCGCGTTTAAGATTACCGTTACCAGGAATTCATTATCGTGGTTTATTGGCAAGTAATCCTGAGCGTGGATGGGTACGTAATAGATTTATAAAGAATTCATATCCAGACCATAGATTTATACCAGCAATAGCAAAGGATAATCCACATTTACCATCTGATTACGTAGATAAATTACTAGAAATATTCCCCGTAGAGTGGGTAGAAAAATATTTAAATGGTGATTGGGACTTTGCAATTGAAGATTATTATTTATTTTCTTATGCGATGCTTGAATCTGCTATGATTGCTGAGATTGAACCATCTGGGGATATTGTCCTTGGTGTTGATTTTGCTAGAACAGGAAAGGATTTTACTGTTGTTTCATTAACACAAGGTGGATATAATGAGATAATATATCGATGTAATTATACCCCTGATTTAATGCCAGTGTGTGGTATTATTGGAAGTTATATAGAAGAATATAATCCGAAGTCCGTTATTTGTGATAGTGTTGGGCTTGGAGCAGGAGCTTTTGATAGATTATGTGAATTACATGGAAAAGATAAAATATTATCTTTTGTTGGTGGTTCTAGTGCAAATAATCCAAAACGTTATATTAATCGTAGAGCAGAGGCATATTGGGGATTACGTACAAAAATGCAAAATGGTGAAATATCTTTGCCAAACGATATAGTATTGAAAAGTCAAGGTTCATCAATAAAATATGAGATCCATTCTGACAGTAAAATACAGATTGAAGGAAAAGAAGATATGAGAAGGCGAGGTTTAGATTCACCCGATGATTTCGATGCAATTATGATGTCTAATAGTATGGGGGTTGTATATTATAGAAAAGGACGAATTATGCAATGGAGGCATGCTGAATGAAAATATTAAGACAAAAAGATATAGAGAAACTAAAAGAAGAAGTACGTCAATTGGTAATACAAGAAGAGCAATCTAAACGAAAAGGGAAAGTTTCTGAAAGTTTTATTGTAACAACAGCAGGTAATTTTGTTTCGTTAACTGATTTACAAAAATCTGAAACTAATGAAAGTAAACAGAAACATGAGAATCAAGTAGCGTGGATATTAGAAAATGGGTTAGCTGAAAAACCGTTTAATCCAGAAAGTTTTCTCTCTCTTTATGATGAATCACCGTCATTATATAGAACAATTAATCAAATAGGTACTGATAGTGCTGGACTTGGTCATGAACTCAAACTTAAAAAGAATGAAATGGAAAATAGAGAAGAACGACAGAGGATTGAATTATTACTAGATCATCCAAATGAAGATATGAGTTTTCGTCAAACTATGGAAGCAATGATAATTGATTTAAAGCTTATAGGTTATTGTGGGTCAGAAATATTACGTGGTAATGGTGGTAGTCGTGGTAAGCCATCTGGAATATTACATGTAAGATCGTCAGAATTATGGGTTGCTACTGATGGTAAGCGTTATTGTCAAAAGATTGGTACTGATAAAGCATGGTTTAAGAAGTTTACAAAAAATAATTCAATTCCAGATATTGATGTAAATACTGGTAATGTGATAAATACTGAGCTTGATGAGAATGATATTGATTACGTTAGTAAAATAGAGAAAGCAAATGAGATATACTTTATGCGTCAATACTATCCCAAGTCAACTTGGTATGGTGCACCGCCACTTGTTTCAGCAATTGGTCATGTTGTGTCTATGATAGGAATTCGTGATTACAATTTATCATATTTTGAGAACTTAGGTATTCCTGCATATCTTGTTACTCTTGAAGGGGAGTGGGATTTAGATGCTAGTGATTTGATACATAAATTTATTAATACAGAACTTAAAGGCGCTGCAAATATGCACAAAACACTGGTGTTACAGACTCCAAGAGAAGGAAAAGCTACTTTTACTCCAATATCTACACAAGCTCGTGAAGGATCGTTTCGTCTATATTTAGACTCATTACGTGATGACTTGTTGTCGGTATATAGTGTGCCACCATATAGAATAGGTACTGCAGTAGTTGGTAAATTGTCTGGTTCTACTGCTAAAGAACTTAATAATATTTACAAGAATTCAGTCATCGAACCATGTCAGGACGATTTGGAACGTATGATGAATGACATTATTAATTCATCTATTTATGAGTTTAGGTTTAATGATTTAGATATAAACGATGAGTCAGAAAATCAGCGTATGGAAATATCTAGGTTGACAAACGGTTTAGTTTCAATTAATGAATTACGAATAGAGAATGGACAGGATGTATTGCCTGACAAAATATTTGATTATCATTTCGCTAGTAGGAGCGTTATGCCTTTAGAATTATTAGAAGCTTCCATGAAAGTACAGAATACTCC